ACTATTGTTACTATTGTTACTATTGTTACTATTGTTACTATTGTAGCAATGTTTTCCCATTTCTTTTCCGTTCGAATCCTTTAAATTCTATTTCTGACATCGTTCATTGATACCATATTTGCATATAATCCTATACCAAGATACTTGAAGAAATCGTCTGCATCATTAACATATGATCTAAAAAATGTACTTATAACATATCCAAACATTGCTAACCGTATGAGAGACTGTGTATTAGTTCCTATATGAAAATCATCTCTTTCATCACTCATACTTGATTCCCGTGAAAAATCCTCGTCAGAATCGTTGTCACAAATATTCGTATTGTCAAGATGCATCAATTTGATCTAGCGCATGTAATCTTTAAGAGCATTGTTATAAATAAATGAGATCCAAAACACAATATATAAGGTTACTATGTACAGAATTATTAGATTCTGTATGTTCTGAAGGAGAGTACATTGAGACATTGGTGTATGATCTTTTGAAGCATCACCCAAAAAACATGTATGTCGAACAATGCCATAGACTTCATTTCTTTCTCAGTAACTCTGGTAGCACACACATATTCAACAAGAGATTGGAAGAAGCATATCACACAGTAAACAGTATCCCACACATGAAAACAAAAGACTTTATACCAGAGTATCCTGTGCAAGTACATCGATTAATCGATAAGTATCTAAGAATGTGTGCAATGAGAACACTAGCTAGAGTGGATCAAAAATACACTAATAGCACGTTCAGATATAATGTGATTGATAAACCATTGTTACATCAGTACGACTATAATGATTTTGATTGGAGAAAACTAACACCATCATCCACATACATACGTGACATTATTGATAATGATGACAGATTAAAGTTAATATTCGATTATGATAGGGTTAAAGAAAACTTTGATGAAGATGAGAAGGATAAGGATAAGGATAAGGAAAGGGACGATGAAGAGGAGAAGGAGAAGGATAAAAAGGACGAAGATGAGAAGGATAAGGATGAAGATGAGAAGGAGGAGAATGAGAAGGATAAAGGGGATGATGAAGATGAGAAGGAGGATAAGGATAAGAAAAGGGATGATGAAGATGAGAAGGAGAAGGATAAAGGGGATGAAGATGAGAAGGAGAAGGATAAAGGGGATGATGAAGATGGGAAGGAGAAGGAGAAGGAGAAGGAGAAGGAGAAGGAGAAGGAGAAGGAGAAGGAGAAGGATAAGGATAAAGAGGATGATGAAGATGAGAAGGAGAAGGTTATTGAAAAAGATACCGAAATCGAATCATGTAAGGAATCCATAATGGACAAGTTGGTAAAATTAGTTAAAAGAATAAGAACAAGAGTTCCACCTTCTCTAGTTTCTAAAGAATGCCAAAAGACTAACGGACAACCATTTAAGGTACACAAAGAACAGATGTGCAAGTGTGGAAAAGGGGCTACATTAAAAACTGTATACGGAAAGAATAATAGGATATACAAGTGTTGTTCTACAGATTGCTTAAAGGAATTGCTCGATTAAAGTCGAACTTGTTATATAAGTTAACTTGACTTATATAACATCAGCTTCATTTCTGAATATCCTTGTCAGGTTCGGTATCGTTGTTGTTATTATCTGTAAACACAAACATTGCCATGGATAACATTTATTACTGCTTAATATTCTTTAAACTTAATCTCAATATCGCGTATCCAGCAATGTCAGAATATGGATCTTCCGTATCGCATTTACTTTCAGATAATCTACTAAGCTTATCGAGTATACGTATTATTGTTAGCGCATCAATGTATGATTCCGGTTTAATACCACCTGGATATAAAATCTTCATTATAGAGGAGCTTTTCATATAACTTTCCCCGTATATCTTGTTCTTCTCAGTTACCATCTTACCAATACCAACAGCAAGGTCTTCATACGTTGACATTTTATTAAGACCAGCTGAAACATCATTATTCATTTTTAACATGCTTTTATAGATACAGTCCGTATTGCCTTGTCGAAAGTATCACATATTTTTTGTTTCATATTTGCTAACTCCTCAACAATAATATCAACACTTTCAACGCGATCTTTCCCGCTCTCATCTTTCTTAATTGGATTGTCCATTAATAGATCATACACATAAACAACACGTTGTGCTGGTAGAAGATGAGCATGTGACCTAAATCTTATGGCACGCGCAACAATCTGCTCCTTTGTTGCAATATTCCAAACTGGTTCAAGTAGCACAATTGAATTTGTACCTTTGAGATCAAGTCCTTCACCTCCAGCTTTTGTTATAAGAAGAACTTGGATATCACCCTTATTATATGAATCACTTATCTTTTGTCTTTTGCTAGACTCAATATCACCTGAAATTATAGAATATGGTATCTTAATCTTATCTAATTCCTTTGAAATAAGATTGATGCCTGTTTTCTTCCATGAAGAATATATAATAGTTTGACCCCTTTTTGCAATATTTATTGCAGCATCTACCTTTGGCATCCTTCCATTTTCATCAGTTATAACATTTATGGCTCTACGCATACCATTCATAAATGGTGTTAGTTTAGATTCTGGTTTGAATATATCAATCATACCGAACGCACCACCAATCTTCTTATATATTTGTTGATATACTTTGATATAGTTAGTTTCAAATGTCTTATCCATCTTTATAATCTCTGGAATATTGACCCTCTTTGGATAGTTTGCATCCAAACTCTTGTCTGGGTAACAATATACAATCTTATCCCCAAAAAACTTATCAAACTCTTCTGTTTTCTCTTTTGAGCTTATGTCATATAAGTTCGATACTTTTATTTTAGCCTCATCTTTATTACCATCTACCATTGCTATAAGTGGTATGTAATCGGAAGGCGAGTTAACTATCGGTGTACCTGTAAGAAGCAGCACCTTATATGCATATGTACAAACATCCAGAAAACAGGATGCCATTAATCCACTTGCTTTTGAAGGTTTTTTACTCGATTCTTCCTTTAATGATCTTAAATTATGAGCCTCATCAACAATAAGAATCTTATTTCCAAACACACGTTGCATCTCATCCTTGCGTCCCTTTATACGTTTATAAGTAGTATAAACATCACCATGAGAAACAACGTTGTACCTTTTTTCAGATACACCGTATTGCTTTAGCGCGTTCTTGAAATTTGATATCACGGAAACAGGTGTAGCTACAATCACAGATAGGTTTGGATTCTCATTCAACTCACACTGAGCACATGATACCGCAAGAAGAGTTTTTCCAGTACCCATACCAAAAGCAACAACAACACCATGCTTACTCTGAACAAATGCATTTGCAGCTATTTGTTGATGTTTACCAAGAGGAACAAGAGATTCGGTAACACATGTTTTATCGTACAAGATCGTAGCTAATGGAGCTGGAGCTTTTCTACGTGAATCATCTTTGCTTGCTTCGCGAATAAGAGCGTCACATAGTTCATTTATATTCATCTTCTTATATCCTATCATGCCTTGTTTCTCGGCAATTTCGATAAGTTCTGTTTTAGTGTATGCAGTTGGATTTTCCTTTCCTTTCCTTGGACCACAAGGTCTCGTTGGTTTCTTTGGAGATTTTTTGGGTTTTGGCGATGCCTTCTTTGGCTTCAATATATCTTTTAATGCCTCACATAACTCATCTAACTTAAAACCAGATACACCAGTAATACCATGACTCTTGGCAATTGAAAGTAACTCTGACCTTGTATAAGCAGTTGGATGTAATTTTCCCTTTCTTGGACCGCATTCTCTATCCGGTGACTTTGGTGACTTTGGTGACTTTGGTGACTTTGGTGACTTTGGCGACTTTGGTGACTTTTTACCGAGTCCAAGGACTTCACATAACTCGGCAAGTGTTAATGTGGAAATACCCTTGATACCTTTACTCTTGGCTAGAGTAATTAATTCTGATTTTGTATACACATTTGGATGTTCTTTACTTTTTCTCTGACCACATACCTTCAAAGATTTAGTCTTTGGTGATGGAATAATTTTGACCTTTTTCTTGAGTAAATGACCTAGTATATCACATAACTCTGCAAGCTTGAATGAACTTACACCCTTTATACCATTATCTTTAGCTATCTGGAGTAACTCTGACCTTGTATATGAATTTTTTCCTCGTGTTCCACAAGTCTTTTCCATTTATATTAAAAATGAAATTTTAAAGTAATGTAAATATCTTACCAAACAAATCAATGGAAGTTATTCGTAAATTGTTTACTCAGAATATGGTGTTCGTCAGCAATAGGTATGGACCATCTGTTGTTATTGCTTTCAGGGGTGTTGAGAAGGATATTGCTATGAAACAAGCAGAAGAATTACAAAAGGCATCTGGAGTACCATACTCGTTTGAAGTTACGGAACAAGGGTATAACGTCTTAATCAGTGGTATTAATGCTATCGATCTTTTGTCAAAGATATATGATTTAACAACTTCAGACGATATCTGGAATTTAAGTGACTATTCAATGTACCTGGAAATGCTTGGTTATTCTGGAAGTATACCACGATGTAAATTCACATCTACAAAGAACGCTATTGTTCCGTCAAAGATCAGAGCATCTGATGAAGGGTATGATTTGTGGCTTATCTCTATTGATAAAAAGATTTCAGACTATATAACAAGATTTGAGACTGGGATTAGAGTCCAACCAGAAGTTGGGTATCATGTTGAGATTTTACCCAGAAGCTCTCTTCCTCAAAATGGATACATGCTTGGAAATAGTATTGGACTTATTGATCCTGGGTATACTGGTACTCTAAAGGTTACTTTGGTTAAAATTGATCCACGCGCACCTGATCTTACGTTGCCATTCAAGGCAGTTCAAATGGTTCTTCGCAAGTCAAACCATTTCCTGCTTAAGCATGTTGATTCATTGGATAATACAAATAGAGGCGAAGGTGGGTTTGGTAGCACTGGATAACTTAAAGAATACGTATGACTAAGTATAACTAATGAAAGACTTGTGTGTGTTTTGTGGCTTTGGACCAATATCAACGGCAAATGATGGTGGAAATTTAGTATGTTTCAATCCGAAGTGCCCTTTTTATATGGTAAGATATCATATATGCAATAAAAAGATTGTATTTGGAAAATCTGGACCACTTTTATGTTCGAACTGTAAAAAATGAAATTTGTAACGACCTCTTGATTTATGTTTACTTCAACATGAATCATTATCACGATGACGATGATTTCGATTGTGAAGAGTCAAATATTTGCATGGCACTCATTACACTTGTTATCATATTATTTTTGGCTATAATGGGATATTTCATATATTTGGCTGCAACCTATCCAAACACAATGGATGATATACATCAAAATATCACAAATATCACAAATACCACAAATACAACATACTAATTCATAACAAAATGAAAAAACGGTTTGTATTCATTATTGAAAAACAATGAATACACAATCCCTACTTGATCTTAGGGTCAAGTGTGACGACACATACTATAACACTGGTGAAGAAATCATACTTGACAATGAGTATGATGCTCTAAGAGAAACGATTTGCAGTGGTGCCGAAAATCATATCGATGATATTGGGAGTGTTCCAAAACAGCGTCAGGTTAAACTACCATTCTGGATGGGTAGTCTAGACAAGTTAAAAACGCAATCCGAACTTGATAGGTGGGTTAAGAATTCCAAATACATTCTCACTCCCAAATATGATGGGATATCCGCTCTTTTGATTATGGGAAATGATATGAAATTATATACGAGAGGTAATGGTTCAATTGGAAGTGACATATCGTCACTCATTAATTATATAAATAACATTTCGGACTTGCGTTCCAAGTATAAAAATGGAATATTTAGAGGTGAGTTGATTATGAAGAAGAGCATATTCTTTAAGAAGTATGCAAATAGCTTTTCAAATCCCAGGAATCTTGTATCTGGAATCGTTAATGGCTTACGAATATCTTCTGCGTGTGATATTGACTTCGTTTTGTATGAGATAATTGGTAGCGGTGAAATTACCCCACTGACCAATGAATCGAGTACAATTGTTAATCACACTGATATTAATGTTGATTTCTTATCATCTCTTTTGGCAAGACTAAAAACAGACTATCAATATGAAGTAGATGGAATAGTTATTCAAAGGTATGAAAAATACATACGTAACGTTAGTGGAAACCCGACGTATATGAAAGCATTCAAGGGTAAGACTGAATCTATTGAAACCATCGTTGAGAATGTAGAATGGAATACCAGTAAGAGAGGGTACCTGAAACCACGAATTAAGGTAAAGACAGTACATATTGGAGGTGTAGATATATCATATGCAACAGGATTCAATGCCAAATTCATTAATGATAACGGTATTGGATGTGGTTCAAGGGTTGAGATTGTCCGAAGTGGGGACGTAATACCGTATATAAAGAGTGTGATCCAAAAGGTTAAACCGTGTATGCCACAGGTCCCATATGAATGGGACAATGCGGAGATTAAGAGTAAGGATGTGCTCGACACACCTGGAACTCTTTCTCATACCGATACTCTACCAAGAGAACAATCTATACAGTTGCTTGTTTCATTCTTCAAGGCGCTTGGTACTAAGAACATGGGTATTGGAACTATTACTAAACTGTATGATTCAGGATATAATACAGTTACAAAGATAAACGATGCATCTATGAGTGACTTTGCAAATCTTGAAAACTTTGGTGAGAAATCTGTAACGAGACTATACCAGAGTATACACGCAATTGAGTTGGAACAATATCCAATATCTATATTCTTGGGTTCTTTTGGAATACCAAACCTAGGTCAGAAAAAGGCTGAAATATTATTATCCAATTTTCCGAATATTATCAATATGGATTCGGGGTCGGATATTAAAACAACTCCAAAGGGTATTTCAACCGAGTTCTTGACTGCATTATTGAGTTATATGCCAAGTTTCAAAATGTTTCTGGAAAACATTGGTGTTAACTTGAATCACAAATATCACGACAATGAAAATCTTCCTACCGGAAAAGGTTCGGTTGTATTTACAGGATTTCGAGATTCAGACCTAGAGTGTAGGTTATCAACGATGGGTATAAGCGTGAGAAACACTGTTTCAAAAAAAACAATTGCTGTTATCAAAGATAGTCATTCTGACTCGAATACAGTCAAGATACAAAAGGCAAATCAATATAATATACCAGTATATACAAGAGATGAATATTTACAGATAATTCGGAATATCAAAAATGATTTTTAAACTATACAATCATTCATTCTGTATGATATACGATGCGGAGAATTATGCTGGTGATATATCATGAACCAAAGCAGGAAGTAATTGATATCAAGAAACTCAAGCAGTTGACTAGGCCTGATTTTAAATGTGACTGTAATCGAACTACGAATCGCAATGATATGGACTATAGTCCATATACTGAACCAAAAAATGATTTAATATTGAAAAAGGTATAAATATTAGGTTAATACAATGTTCAGAAACATTGTTATTGTGAGTATGCTTGTTGCAGTCTCACTCGTTGTTTCGCATTGGATTTGTGCACAGCTGTATACCACATATTGTGCACCTTCAGGTATTTGGGGATTTTTAAGCACGTCTCTGACAATGGGAAGTCCAGTGTGCTCAACACTTGTTTATGCTCTAGCAAAAACATCGGAATTTTATGCTGTGTTGTGGATTGGATCTTTAACTGCCGTATGTTCAATGCTCGTCAAAATTGTCAATACAAATACAGGTATTCATTATGGCGGTCAAGACGTTCAAGGTGGTGGTCAAGTCGCTCATTAGGTATTTAAAGAGAAACTCTTCAAGAAAAATGTCCAAACCATCAGCATACTCGGAATATTGTAAGTATGGTACGTGTGCTAGTTCATCTTCAGATCCAATTTATTCACAGTCTACTGTACAGGTTGCAAAGGAACTTTGTGAGGATAGAGGCCCCATGTTTGAAGAGATTAAACAGAAGTCGTCTTTAACATCTATTGCAGAAAAAATGTGTAAGAGTAGAGATTCAGTTGACGAAAAACCAGTATGTACAACACCTCTTATATTATGCCAGACATCTCAAGATAACCACGTGATTAAAACTGAAGCTATACTAAAGATCTTGTATCCAGATGGTATTAATCCATGCTCGTATATGGATTTCATGACTACTTCGCGTTTGGTTGAAGATATTGTGAATAAGCATTGATGATAGGCGATATCGATTTTTATACCAAGTATAAAAATCAGGTTAATTATTCTACATAATTCTTTGTATCTGTATGATACGCGTTTCGACAGTATAATATTGTTTTATGACTGTTATACGAACCATGTCTACATGCTTTAACTGAGATATAGCTATATCATATCCATAGTTAAGTAGTACTGGTACAAGATTTTGTACCTTGGATTCTAGCATACATACATGAGAATTTTCAAACAAACCCTTGATGAATTCTGTAGTACCAACTTCAGAAAGACTCTGAATATTATTAATCCATTCTAGAATATAATCGAACCAGATCCAAAGATCAACATTACATACATCATTTCTGCCCATATTTATCACCTTATATTCGAGTAACATCCTAGAAAGAATGTTACGCAGTCTAACTGTAGGACTGGATATTTGAACCATCATATGCCGGGCATGTTCGTCATATGACATTTGATTAAGATATTTGTAAAGAACTCCAAATAAGTAGCACATATCACCGTTAGGTTCTTTCCTTGATTGCTGTTGAAATAAACGATCTGCAATGGTATAACATATCATGTCTGTTAATCGTGGTGTATTAGTAGTCACGACACAATTATCTCTTTTCACAAGAAATACTGGTTGGTCCAGTATTATTCCATTTACAAGCTTAACTTTACCTATCTTTTTAATCTAGTCCTTTCTCTATTAATATTTCGTTTTAAGTAAATGGATAAGACCACGTTACAATTATCACGAGATTTACAGGCACGAATAGATGCAAATCCAACTCAAACTATAGTTAGATCTGTTTCTCCAGCGACAAATAGAAACTATACTTTATTCCAGTCTAAAAGAAAACTAGATTTACATGTTCCAGACGAGTTTGATGGTAGGATTGTTTGGAAAAGGTATTTATCACCTGTTCTCAACCAAGGCAAATGTGGTTCATGTTGGGCATTTGCAAGCGTAAGCTGTTTGGCAGATAGATTTAACATTCACTCTGAGGGAAAGATACATCTTCAACTATCACCTGCTAATGTTATATTGTGCGACTGGACAAGAGATAAAATAAATATACTTCAGTACAATGTTGCATACGACATTCAAAATGTGGAACAGGTTAATAAAAAGGGATGTTACGGAAATAGTCTGAGTGATGCCTGGGAATATCTATACATAATTGGAACAACCACAGAAAGCTGTATGCCATACCAACTCAAAAGTGGTGAAGGAATATCCAAGTTTCAGCGCTCGGGTGATATACCACTATGTTCCGAGGTAACCGGTATGTATACAGATATGTGTATAGACTATAGAATAATTCACCATTCTGGAAAGGAGTTTGGTACACCAGCACGATTTTACAGATGTTTTCAGTACTATTCAATAGGGAATAAAGAACTGGATATAAGAAGAGAAATATATAAGTATGGACCTGTAACTTCAGGTATAATTATACATAGCGATTTTTACACGTTTAATCCAAATGCGACAATATATAAATGGGATAGAATATCTCCAGTTACAGGTGGACATGCAATTGAGATAGTGGGGTGGGGTACTGAGAAAGGTGAAGATTATTGGATAATCAGAAACAGTTGGGGAACAGAATGGGGGATGAATGGATATTTTAGAATGGCCCGTGGTACAAACGAATGCGAAATTGAAGACAACGTCATGTGCGGACTACCAGACTTTTTCTTCCCATACGATCTCAAGTTTATGGATAAACAATTGTACGATTTCTATTGGAAAGGATGGGATGTAGCTGATAGTGTTGCAGCTGAACGTCTAAACAGAGATATAGGTATCAATCAAACATCTGGTGGAATTAGTCCTCAAAATGGATATACACGTAGAGTTCAGGTGTTATTTCCCAATGTTAACTTTTCACCGCCACTTGACTGGAGAAAAGATATACCAGATTATACCATTTGGGAAGCTGGGAAGATACATATTCAATATAAAACATGGATACCAATATTCTTTACAATTTGTATAATCCTTATTTTTATACTCTTTATACGCCTGGTTCAAAAAATGAATCTTTTAATAAGGTTTGTTAAGTTTAAATAAATCGACCTCGAAATGTCTCGAAAAAATGAGAAAACAACCATGTATAAGTATATGGTTGAATGGGCTGAAGAAGTGTTTAGATCCCAAACGGATGTGATCGAAAACTGACAAATAAACAACTGGTAAAAACGGAAGTTGCATTGGTAAAAGAACTTAATCTACCATACTTGTAATAGATATCTTGGATAAAAATATAAATATAAATATAAATAAATGAGTCAGTATACGATACTAAACAATCCATTCACATCAAGCAGGAATTTTTGGAAAGATAAAAACTCGTACGTAACATCCGATCCAAGAGTTAGAGACTATACGAATAATTCATACCTAAAACTGGACAGACCATCTTACCAAGTAACAACTAACGGTTTAGGATATGATGTTTATACTCAGAAAGAATGTATGCCAAAATGGTTTTATGACAACTATACTGATACAAATGCTGGAGATTATATATACTACATTGACCATGAACTACAGACGCCATATCCAAAAGAAGTATATACAATTCCAGGTTCAATTGTACCCATGGCATATCAAGATCCAACGTCTGCTCTCAAGGTTGAATATGTCAAGGTACCAACAAAACAAGCTATAAGTCCATATAGAGAAACGCATGATCAAATTAACTTTAGGGAAGATATTATGGCTCTACAATCTATAAAGATGAATAGAAGAAAGTACCAACTTGCAACATAATTGTATTACATTTTTAGTTTAAACTATATAGTTTAAACTAAAAATGATTTTTTATAGATATCATCCATAACTTTTATCTGTTTGAAATCGAAATGGTTAAAAGATACTCTATGTGCTCCGATGCTTTCAAGAACGACGATTGTGACGGCAACTCTGAAGTCTACGACACCTACGACACCTACGACACCTACGACACCTACAACACCTACAACACCGACACATGTGAAGATGTTGAGTGCGATTGTGGTGATGAGTATGAGCATGAGGATGATACTCAGTCGTCCTCATGCTCGTCACCCAAGGTAAGAATGCCTCGTCCGATTTCACCTTGTAGTGTGTCTATGGTATCCCCAATATATACTCCCCTTCCAAAGCCAGCTAATAATCCATACGGCCCCTTTAGACGTACAACTTTAACATATATTCACTCTCAACCTCATACATGGGACAACTCTATCGATATGGATGCGGATGCACCTGATGTAACTAGTGCTGCAGAGTATGCGAAAGCATATTGTATTGAGAGGGATAGACGAGAGGGAGAATTAATTAAAGCACTTGGAAAGGTTGGTATATCTTATAGATACGATAGCAAGTTATGTGGTAGATACATTATCGGTACATTGGAAAATACTTGGACACTTGATAAAATAGTTCAAAGAATGTGCGAGGTTAAATTATTGTATGAGTATACACCCATGTATACTTTTTATAGTATGCACAAACATGATATGACACTGGAAGAAGCAGAGAGGTTATGTATGCTTCACACATTTGGAGTCGAGAAGTATCCACCCGGACTTTGGCCTTGGCTAAGAGTTTAAATGCATTATCTTTAATATCTTTATATCTTTATATATCTTTATATACCATATGGTATATAAAGTTTCTAATCTTACTTCTTTATGACTCCCATGCAATTGTATTCAAATACTTAAACTCAAAACTCAGCACAATAAATGGATCCAGCTAAATTCTCAATTACTTATCCAGCTAAATTCTCAATTACTTACAGAGAAAAGACTTATTATTACTCAACATTGGAAAATTTAACACTGGAAGAACTAAAAAAACTTAGAACAACTATAGACACAGATTTAGAAGCGTCTCTAGGTCCAGACAATAATCCATTCATTAATGTAAGAAACTATGATCAGATTGTGGTATCAATGATATTTCGTAATACCGTATCTATAGCTATCATTGAAAAGACAATAGCTCTTAAATCATAAGGCGTCCTGAAACTTTTTTGCAATCTTAACAAAAGAACTTAACCACTTCCAAATTACCTGTTTATTTTTATCATTAACTGCACCAGATCTCCATATATATTTGAAATGGTTAATCTTTTCTTCTGGTATAATTCCAAAAATCTTTGGGTTAATATCTAAAAATACTCCGTCATTCTTTTCATCTACAGCCTTTTCGTATGGCTTCCCACCATCCATAAATGTTAATATAAAATTCTTGACGAGAGTATCACTCTGGATCTTATCATTAATATATATCCTGGCAAATATAAGGTCTGGTTCCTGTGGAAGAATATTTATGAGAGCATCAATAAAATCAATAACTGTGCGCTTGAATAACTCCTTGAGACGTTTCTTATCCATAGAGTGATTTATACTATGTGACAATCTTTTAAATATTTTGTTCTTAATAAATGAGCTATGTCAAGATCGGTAATTTCGGCTTGAATATGAAAAGAGATCAAAGTATAAACAGTCAGTACGTATATACTGTATTGGATGATCCATTCTTACATGGAAACACATTTAACGCAATGGGAAGGGAATCAAGACTATTGATGGTAGACAAATGTTCAAAGAACTGGGACGCTACGTGCGATGTGTTCTACAGACCATATATTGAAGATAAGGTTATAGATCAGACAGATGGAATCATGACTACAACACAAGGTATGCTTGTAAAGGAAGCTGCCAAGAAAAGATTTTGTTCTAATATTGGATGCTCCAGTGGAAAGTATCTTGTAGATCCAACAACAATAAATAGCCCAATATACTCTACCAATGATACCCCATGTCAGTTTGAATGTAGCTCGTTCAATCCAAAGACTCTTGATAAAGACCCACTTTTTGATAGAGTCCTTGAGAGGCCAGACGAGAATATAACTCTCTTAAAGAACATGTGTAATATAGCTAGGAGAAAAGGGATAGATATTACTGGAACCAAGCTTGAAAAGGTATGTAAGATATTAATGATATAAAATGATTTGAAATATCAAAGATGACTTTAGTTCAAGAGATATTATGGAACAATTTGTGCAAAAATGTCACATTCGAGCAGAATCATGGATAAATTACATGCGATCAAGTTGCATATTGTCAAACAAAAGGTTAGATAAGATTAAATGCAACATGACGAAAATCAATAAGATCGTTCTGTATCTTCCACAGACTGGTATGGATGTAGATAAAGATGAAATTCCAGAGTCAGCTGTTGAAGAAGGAAATATTGAAGTAGATTCGGAGAATCTTGAACGAAACGATTTTATAACTATCAACAATATTAAACTTCTCAAGATTTCTACTGGAGGAGATTGGGAACTTCCATTAGATGGTGTAATTTATTATGATGGAACAACTTATCATAGCTATTATCCGATTAGTGCTAATGTTTATAATCCTATACATATGTCAGCATGTGGAAATAACGAGGATGACGAGATATTCGAGAAAGTATCGGAAAAATGTGACATTAAGATATATGACAATTTCCACGAAGAATTGGAACAAGTTTTTGTTCCAGTCCATATTCAAAACGTTATCGATTGCATGTCGACTGTTCTACTTAGAGATCTGGCTGAGATTGTAGGGTCGTTTTTATATCAAAGTTAGTGCCGGTAAAAATGAATTGGTTAAAAGTATGTATTATTCAAGATAATAATGGGATCAGTTATTTCTTATTCGATACTTGACAAATGGACTAAAAAATACGATTCTTCGGTTTCGTATAAGAAAATCAATCCACACGAATGCAGGTGCCCAACTGTCGATTGGAATTGGAAAGCTCTCAGTCCGTATTATGTGTGTGTGGAATGTATGTGTGAAAATTTGCATGCAATTGAAATACAGAAACACATGTACGAATATGAAAAACAAATATTCATTACAGACAAGATAGAATCGTCATTACATATAGATCGTAATATTGCAATCATAGTTGAAACATACTTAGAACAAAAATGAAAATGGTTGTGGATGGAAACCATCCACAAATGAAATCATCGTCTTGTGCAGTACTTGATGACTGGATTGACGAATTGATTAGACGTAATTATCTTGATTCGTGTTTGCATGTTGTTTCCGAACTCTCACAATACGAAAAGAGAACAATGTTTATCACAGGCAAAATAACATCATTATTATTATTAAATATAGATTGCAATATTGCACACATGATTGCAGAACTGCTATATAAAAATGAAACGACCTACATGCGAATGTGAGTTAAATCGATATGGGTTCTTTACTTTTGCATACGATGTTTGATGTCTGGAGGAGATGTACAAAGGTAATGGGATCAATCTTTTATCACACAATACTTGATGAATGGTACAGTGAATGGGATGATAGTAACAAGTCACGATGTATATGTAATGAGATAATCGGTAATTTACCCGAGGAAGACGATTGGACACTTTTGATTCATGACCCTGATAAATATTATTACTTTGATATGAATTGGCATGTCATTTCTGAACACCTTTTTAGAGATTGGTTGAAGAGAAAATTCATCATAGACAAGATATCGAAATCGCAATCTATAGATTATAATATTGCATGTATTATTGTAGATTTACTTTAGATCAATAAAAATGTATTTGTGGTTTGTGAATGTTTACTAATGAAATGTCATTAGTAAACTGGTTTGGATCTTCTGGAAAATATGGATGCGGATGCAGATGTACGAGACCTACTGTATTATCCTCTAATATATGTACCATATGCTTTGGTTCAGTTTCCAATAGATTCAATGCTGTGAGAACATATGTTGATAATGCATTTCGATCAGAATGCAAATGTATCATACCCAGAGTCTTTTCACAATATAACTATGGTGAAAAGAAATGTTTATCGTGTGATGGAGATATATCTGATGTAATCGAATTCGTATCTAGTATTAGTAAGACTCAATTATATTATGCTTACACCTAGCAATCACATGCATAAATTTCTCATACTCTTGTTTCATCAAAGAATAATCAAATGTTGAAAATATAACCTTTCCACTGCAGAAGACGAGAAATGTTCCGAATCTCTCTTTCCTCACCCATTTGTCGCGCTCTTTTTGTGACATTAGATTTAGAAACTCACTATATACCGCCTTTCTTTCGATCCAATCGTTCCCTTCCAAAGTTACTCTTGTTGTAACTATACTGTTTAACTTGTTATTATTGATAGGTACCTTTATATTTGAACCTGTATATCCGAAACTTTCCAAGTGTAATAAATAATCAGTATGATCATTAATATAAGAATCAAACTTTTCACGATCTATATTGAAACCCAGATTTATATTTATATTCACCATAACAGTTGTGAATATAATTGTGAGCGGTTCTATAGATGGTGAGTACGTTATAATATTCTTACCCTTTACGAGTTGATACCAAAATGTTATAGTCTTTATCGCATGATCAATAGATTTACAACCTGTTAATTGAAATTTGACTCGATTATTCTGCTTGGAACTGGAAATCTTAAAATTAACTTTCTTTGCATCCACAACCATAAGAATACTTATAGCATTCCTAAAGTACGTTATTCTGGATGCCTTTACTGTTGTTTTTACAAGCCCTTCGCGTTCCTGGCCAAAACTCTTACCCAATACCATACCATCAGGACACGTTAAAAAAATCTTCTTTCTGTCTTTAACACTCTTAACATTGCTTTGGTCAACATGAGTAACATTAATTGATTCGTACGCACTAATCATGTTTACGTTGAAGTTCGTCACAGCGATAACTGTATTTGTAGATATAGGTATCTTTTCAAAGTCCATTTACGTTGATATAAATATCCTTTAACATTATTTAAATCGTTTTTAAGACTAGTTCGTGGTTCATATTGTTAGTATTTTTAGTGTTAGTGTAACCGACCTTGAATATTTCATCTAGGTAAGCTTGTGGTACAAATAATATAAAAATGATAATACTTAATAAAATAGTTCCCATAAGTAAATGGAGTCCACATTACTCAATTCACTAAACACCTTTCTACGTGATAGAAAGGTAATAAACAAGGGTATCACAACTCATGTATCGATGCACGATGTGACAGGTAGGTTTTATGTTAACAGATACGATATGGATAAGTTCATGGATATGTATTGTGAATACATCTACACCAGACCGGATTCACGTGGAACAGGAGTGGCCGAAATCTTACCTGAAAATATGCCTGTTATTGTTGATATTGATATCAAGGCAAAAATATCATCCCTACCATCTTCTACTGATTCATCTCCCCCACATTTATGTAACATGAAACATATTCACGCAGTTATTAATGCGTACTATCATGTTATACTCTCTATCTATCAAAATATCTCAAAGGAGGATTTGATATGTGTTATCCTCGAAAAGACTCCGTACCTTGTTGATGATGGCAAAATTGTTAAGAATGGATTCCACCTTCATTTTCCAAGACTATTCGTTAATATATATGAACAACAAGTTCACGTCGTTACTCGTGTAGCAGAGATAGTCAAGTCACAGCATATTTTCCAGGATATTGAGTCATTTGTAGAACCTGTTGTTATAGATAGTCATATCTACTCTTCTCCATGGTTGCTTTATGGTTCTCAGAAGAATCCTGATAGTGGTACATACAAGGCAACGTGTGCGGTGGTTCCATATAGCATCGAGTGTCGAGACTATTGCGACTACCGTGATACTAGGATATGTGATATATCGCTAACAGATGCTTTCTCGAATATCGAGTGGAAAACAAAAAGTGCAACCAATATTGAATGGTACCTTCCAAGACTATTGAGCGTTCTTGATCTTCAAAAAAATGTATGCAAGACTCTTAGGAATAGAATATCATGTCCAGTAAAGGAGGTTAGAAGAGTTGCGAAATCAGTTATATCGGATAATGGAAATCTATACACTGTAGATGAAGGGCTTCAAATAGCAGAATATATGATTGATATGATTAGTGATGCAAGGGCAACAGAGTATGATGATTGGATGAGAATAGGATGGGCACTCTACAATATTTCGCATGGAGGTAGTAAGGGGTGTGATTTATGGATAAAATTCTCAAGAAGAGATGTGCATAAGTTTAACGAGAGCAGGTGTGTAACATTATGGAGAGATATGAATCCAGGTAGAATCACATTAGGAACTTTGAGATACTACGCATACCTCGATAATCCTGAGAAGTACCTTGAACGGCAGAAAAAATCGTCTGATAAATGCTTGAGACAAAGTTTATTGAGCTCATCTCATTATGACATTGCAAAATTGCTTTGTAATGAATATGGAGTTACTTTTGCATGTATATCATATACCAAGAAACTGTGGGTCCATTTTGAAAACCATATATGGAACTACACAGAGGATGGGATCGCTCTTAGACAAAAGATATCAACAGACATTCTTTCCAAGTATGAAAAATACTATGCAATGTTAAAGCTTGAAGTCTCTCGTCTAAGAAAAATTCAAGAGAAGAAGGGTGATGGTAAGGAAGATGAGTGTGATGAAGATGATAGTGATATTGATCTGGAGGAATCCATCAAACCCAAGGCTAAACCCGAGGAACCGGATTATGAAAAAGATATTGATTCTCTGGAAGATAAGATTGCAGCTATGAAGAAAATCATCCACAATCTAAAGACGAATCCCTTCAAGACTGCTGTTATGAAGGAGTGTCAGGAGGTTTTCTATAATGAGATGATTGCAGACAAGTTGAATACTAATCCCCACCTTATCGCATTTACAAATGGGGTTTACGATGTGAAGGAAGGTATCTTTAGGGAAGGTAGACCTGAGGATTTTCTATCTACTAAATTACCTATTCAGTATAAACAATTCGATGAAGATGGTGAAGAGATCCATAATATTCGAGAATTTTTTAGTAAAATCTTTCCAGACAGTTCTGTACGTAAATATTTCTATGATGTTATGTGTGATGTATTTGATGGTATCAATTCACGGAAACACGTTTATATATGGACTGGTGAAGGAGATAATGGAAAGAGTGTTACACAGCTCCTTTTTGAAAAGATGCTTGGGAAACTCTCTGCTAAACCACCAACATCTCTCATTACTGGAAAAAGAGGAATGTCGTCATCAGCATCACCAGAGTATGCCAGATTGGGAGATGGTGTTAGATGGGTTACGTTTGACGAACCTGAGAAACGAGACGTTATTAATACTGGCATCATGAAACAACTCAGTGGTAATGATACCTTTTATGCTAGGCGTCTATATTCGGATGGTGCAGAAATAACACCCATGTTCAAGATGTGTTTGATTTGTTTGAGCGAGGGTACACCAGTATCTCTCGCTAGTGGTATATCCGTACCTATTGAACAACTATATATAAATTCTCAAATGCTCTTGTCATACGATAAAAATACGAATGGTATCATAAGTACGTCTCAGGTTGCCTTTGAACCAAAGGGTGAACGAGAGTGTGTTGACATTATATTACTTGATGGACGTAGAATCACATGCACACCAAACCACAAGTTTCTTACCAAGACGAACAATGGAGAAGCATGGATACAAGCATCCGACATGAAACAAGACGATCGTCTTATCATGGGTATTGATAATCCGTTGTGTGATATTAACAATTGTGTAACCTGTAATCTCGATGGAAGAAATTCGTGTAACTCAAGTGAGTATTGCGTCTCACATTACTCATTTAACACTCAGTACCTAAGTGATAGGTTAAAAGGTATGTCTCTATTTAGATTGCTTGGTTACTTTGTTACTAACGAGTATCTAATGCTTGATAATAAGATTGACAATGAAACGATGATGCTTGATATCAAGGCTCTTGATTCTTCAAAGATTCCAAACACACACGTTCTACCAAGCAGTCTTCAGAAAGCTATAACAAGCACGTTGAATAATTATAGTGATATTGTTGGATACCCAGTTATATTTGTACGTGAATTTGTTTCCGCTTTTCTAGGTACATGTGAACTTGAGGTTAGAGATGATAAGGTTGCATTCACGTTAAAAACGTCTAATAACAGTGTTAAACTCATCCTTACTATGGTTTCTGATTGGCTTAGAGATGCGTATGGTATTGATAATAATTGTGTCTGTGTTAAATCTCGAGGCGGATATACATGTGTTTTGTATGTAAAGAATCTTATTAGATTCGTAAAAACAATTGGTTTAAGATATAACTATAACAAATCGTACATACTCACAGGTCTATGTAGTTTTTATGGGTATCGTGACCTTGGTAACAAACTTGGTCTAAATGAGTACCTGTCTCTTATTGGATTATCACCACATAAGAAATCAAAGGACTTTCTACCAACATATACCATTCCCATTGTCTCAATAGAAAGTGTCGGTATGAGACAGGTTTACGATATAACTGTCGAGGAACCATACAGTAACTTCCTTGCTAATGGAGCTGTGAGTCATAACTGTAATCAACTACCAGTACTTCCATATGATGATAAAGCAGTGTGGAATCGTATACGTGTTATCCCTTTTGAGTCTACATTTGTTGACTATGAACGTAAGAATGATCCACAATATAATGATGTTCCAAACGTCTTTGTTAAAGACGATGAAATAACAGACAGACTACCTGCAATGACAGAAGCTCTAGCATGGTTCCTTCTTGAACACAGAAAGAAACGACTTGAGCTTAGAGAACCAACCAAGATTCTAGATGTAACCAGAAACTACCGTACTCGTAGTGACTTGTATCGTCAATTCATTAATGAATCAACAGAGGAATGTGTCGGTAAGAATATTACCATTCGCGTCCTATACGAAGCATTCAAGGAATGGTATAGAATGAGTTACCCTGGTCACCAGGTTCCAATCCGTATAGATGTTGAAGAATACTTTGCCAAGTTGTGGAAGATGAATGATGAGAAGACATACTTCAAAGACCATGTTCTCAAGGGTGGTGAGAGTGAAAATGATGATGACAATGGAGATGAGATTGTTCTATAGATACTTAAATATATCATAGGTGTAAATATATATGTCAATAAATATACTTGAGCGCATACCTAGTGAATGGACCACCAAGTGGTTTGATAATATTATTAATAACCCAGATAAACCGTGGGATTGGTACCAGATAAGTGGTAACCGAAATATAACTTTAGATATTGTACTTCAATATCCAGACAAGCCGTGGAGTTGGAATGCTCTAACAGAAAACCCAAGTATCTTTAACGACATATTTAACCACGTCGATAAACCATGGAATTGGAATACGCTGAGTCATGAACCAAGGGTAACATTTGAGCATATACTCCAGTGTCAAGATAAACCATGGGTTTGGCATTGGCTAAGTCAAAATTCCAACATAACTTTTAATAATGTACTTCAGTATCCAAATCTTCATTGGGATTGGTCCGGTCTGAGTCAAAATCCAAATATAACTTTTGATCATGTTCTTCAATATCCAGACAAACCGTGGAGTTGGGAATTATTAAGCTGGAATCCCAATATAACACTCGACAATGTGCTTCAATATCCAGACAAACCGTGGGATTGGTATTGGATAAGTCGAAGTCCCAGTATAACATTTGAAGATGTTTTTAAACACCCAGATCTACCATGGGATTGGGTTGGTTTAAGTTCAAATACAATGAAACTTTCTTGTAGGAAATATATAGCTAAACGTGAATCTGAGCTTTTTATACACGATACTAATATTAGTAATATGATATCAAATATAATATAAATCTAAAAATGAAATTATATATGAATTAACATATATAATTATCTGATTATTCAAAGATGTTTAGTAGACTTCGAATCGTTGAGTGCAAGGCACAAGTTGATCGCAACAACAAGCACATGGAGAATCTTCGAAACATTGACGATCTGGAGTACAGGCAAGCTCAGGCTAAGAAGCTAACGGATGATAACTTGAGACTCGAAAAGGATATCGAATATTACAATGATAACCAGCTTGACAAGGATCCAAATATCAAACTAAAGGTTAAAGGTAAGAAGAAAATTGAGAGAATTAAAAAGGGTGTTCTTTGTGCTAAGAGTGCTAAGAGTGCTAAGAGCCCAAATAAAAAACCAACAATTGGACGAGACCCAAACAATAATAACTTGGCGTTTCTAGAGTCTCAGTATAGACGCATGCTTGATATCGAGAGATCATTACCGAGTTATATTTGTGAGAATTTAAAAACACTTCCAAACAATAGAGGATATATATGGAGAGGTATGTGGTGTTTTGGAAACCTTAATCCCACGTCGGATGTTTTATACCTCACAGAACCAAAGAAGGGATTTGTTCTTATGCATGAACTCACCAGGACACATTATTTGATTAGATCTAAAAAGGGTAGAGAACAACCTGTCTTGGTGAGTTGTGTTCAAAGGGTGTAAGTTGATTGTATTGGTTGTTAATATGCTAACATATTAAGAATTGTGACGTTTATATGTCGAACGAAAAAATGATATTCTTCAGATGGATTCATTAGAGAGAAAGTTATCTACATGGAATCCGTGTCGCATTTATCATCTGATAAATGCCATCAACGTGCATTGATAAGAAGTGATGGATATATATGTGCTACAGAATTAGCCAGAGGTACAAGAAGATTCTTTGGTAACTGGAAAGTGTTGAAATCAACTCGGACATTGATCAAGTTATTATCAGCTAAACTACAAAAGTCAGAGCAGGAACTTATTCACATAGTTATTGGTGGTAGTGGAAAAACTAAACAAGGCGCGTGGATTCACCCAGATTTGGCTGTAAATTTTGCACAGTGGATATCATCTGAATTTGCACTCAAAGTATCTGAGTGGATAAACGAATGGCGCAAGCAATCTCAGAACGAACATACGTTTGCCAATGAAATAGGTAAGTTAGTCTCTGATAGAGAAAACATCAATACGGAATCGATAATCGCAGACTCATTGGCAAAGAAGCTAAATGGTCAAAGAGAGGTAGAGTGTGAATCCGGTATAATTGATATCTTAACCAATAGCGAAATTATAGAGGTAAAACATGCTTCTAAATGGAAACATGCCATCGGACAAGTTCAGTGTTATAATTATAAGTTTGGTAGGCAGATGAGAATCCATTTGTTTTATTATAGGGATGAGTCAATAGAGAATATGGAACACATTCTTAACATATGTAGTAACCTAAACATATCTGTCACAACTGAACTATATGAATCGTGACGTTCATACATTTGTAATACGAGCATAAGATTGTTAAAATTGATATTTAAAGAAATGCATGTTAATCAATAAAGATGACTATCCATGTAATGTCAAATCCCAAGGCATTCGTCAAGGACGCGAAGAAAATCGGCGTGACGTACGAATTATTACAAGAGGCTATCAAGTGTGTTGGAGCACAGGCTACTTCCCGTATGTTCACCGGAAAATCTAGACGTGGTGGAGGTAGTTGTCAATCTGCAACTAACATTGAAAACTGGTTAGCTACCTTTCAATATAATATCGATCATCCAGACGAAGAAGATCATGATCCATACCAAGCTAGATCTATTATACCATGCGACTCGTGGTTTGAGTTTACTAAGCTTGTACATATCCCTATATCAGATGATGTTCAGAATTCGTGGTTAACCATGTCTAATATTTCTCTTGGAAATGAAGCTGCTAAATGGGGTATTACGTTTGGAATCAGAAATGCAAAGGCTGTTAAAACACTTCTTGAAAGAATGCAACAAATGGTTTCAAGACGAAAGGTTTTTTGGGAATCCAACCAAGAGACCAGTACCGAAGAAACTGATACCCCAGATTTTCGACTAATGAATACAGTTAAACTTCACGAGCTTTGTAAAGCAAGAGGAATTACGTCTGTTCATTTGAAGAAGGATGAAATGATTGATTTGTTAAATAAATATGTTCCGCCTGATGTTATAACACTAGACTATGAAAAGATGACCTTGTTACAACTAAAAACCAAGGCTAAGGAAAAGGGTTTGGTTGAATATAATAACCTTGACAAAACACAATTAATAACATCATTAAGCACGGTTGACCAGGAAGAACAAAAAATAGCTGAACAAGGTGATAATATAATGATACATGGTATAACCATTATAGCTAGAAAGGAAGATAAGTATATTGACGTGACTAGATTCTTACAGGCAAGTAAAAGTGGTAAGGAATATTCCAATTGGTATCAATGTAAACGATCGAAATCGTTTCTCGATAAACTTTCAATTGCCCTGAACATTCCTAGGACGGAACTTATCTTTGTACATCAAGGTGGTACCAACCAAGGCACTTGGGTTCACCCTCGAGTTGCTATAAATATAGCTCAGTGGATTTCGCCTGAATTTGATGTTGCTGTTTCTGGTTGGATTCACCAACTTCTATCTGAAGGGTCAGTTAGACTCCAGAGACCTGTCAAATGTCTTACAGATCTAACAGAGATCGATATTGAGGCTGAACAAATGGAGATTGCAACAGAGGCTGATATTGTTAAATACAGTAGTGATTGTGTTCTATACATGTCCTACATTGGAAATGGTCTTGTGAAGGTGGGTTACAGTGATGGAAAATTCCTCGCTCGTAATCTAAAACACCAGTCTTGTGAATCTGAATACGCTCAATGGCGTGTTATAAAAGTATTCTTGATATCTGGTAAACCTGTAGAAACTCGTATACATAAACAAATGGTTATCTACAAGGCTAATTTCAATAAACAAAAGGAAATATATAAGCCACCAGGAACCCTTGTTGATTTTGCTAGAATTATTGGAACACTATTAAGAGATACTGATCTAAAGATACGTGTATCGCAATTAGAAAAAGAGAATATGCTCCTGAAGCTTAGGATAGCCGAGCTAACGTCGTCTGCTTGATTTTTTTTCGTGAATTTTTTTTCGTGTTATAATAAATGTCATACTCGATTGCAACTTCAAACCTTACGTCTGGTTTTATTGATCTAGCTACTTATGATGAACAGGAAAAGTATATGTATGGTGGTGGTAACTCTGTGGCTTATTTTGTCCGAGAAGTAGCCAAGAGTACCTGGTTCACCCAAGTCCCAGTTGTTCTTTCCAAGGCAACTGGTCAGCCCCAATTCAATCAGGAATGGGGTGCACAGATCTCTCGTGCAGGAGATTACATGCTATACGCTTGGCTACGCGCGACCATACCTGCCATCACATTCACTGATGGTGTTGTTCCAACCAACTGTATCAGATGGACTCGTAATTTGATGCATAACCTTATTAAGGAGGTTGCGGTTACTTTTAACGATCTAACTGCTGCCAGATTCGACAACTATCATCTTGATTTCTGGGCTGCTTTCACAGTCCCAGCTGGCAAGCAAGCTGGTTATGATAGAATGATTGGTAACCGCACCGAGCTTATCACCCCTGTTGTTCAGGGAACAGTTCCAACTCTTCCTTCTGCTACCCTAAATCTTCCTCTTCCCCTCTTCTTCACTCGTGATAGTGGTGTTGCTCTTCCAACTGCTGCTCTTCCATACAATGATATGCGTATCATGTTCTCTTTCCGCAACTGGAATGAGCTCTTGATTGTTGACGATCCATCACCAGCTCCAACTGGTCCTGGTAGAGCTCCAACCCTTGCTGAGCTCGGTACTGAACCCCAGCTTACCAACTGTCAGGTATGGGCTAACTACGCCATTGTTTCAAATGATGAGCGTAAGCGTATGGCCTGTGCTCCTCGTGATATTCTTGTTGAGCAGGTTCAAACCGCTCCTCTTCAGTCATTCACCCCTGCAACTAATCCTCAACCCTCCTATGATATTAGATTCTCACATGCTATCAAGGCTGTCTTCTTTGCTTCCAGAAACGTTACTTGTGCTTCTGATTGGAGTAACTACTCATGTGCGGTACCCGTTGTCACTGCTCCTGGTGCTATCACATTCACACCCACATTTGCTCTTGATCCCATTGATAATGCATCAATCATCTACGAAAACACCCAGCGTCTATACCAACTCGGGTCCGACTACTTCTCTCTTGTCAACCCTTGGTATCATGCTCCCACTATTCCTACAGCTGTTGGTTACCACATGTACTCATACTCCCTCGACTTCTTTAACGTGGATCCAAAAGGATCAACAAATTTTGGTAAATTAACCAACGTGAGCGTCATCCCAACCGCTTCTGCTACTGCCATTGCTGCTGCGGCTGGTGCTGGTGGACCCGGATCTGGTGCCAACTTCCCTCAGAGATTCCAGTTCATCACCACAGTACAGAACAACAACATCATTCGTGTAAGCGGCGGGGCGTTGGGTTTCCCGGTGCTATAATCGCGATTTTTGGATTTTCAAACCAGATATTCAATATGTTTCAAAACATATTGAATAATTTTGTACCTGAGAATTTTAAACTATCAATAGTCCAAAAAATGATATTTAGAAGATTATTTAGTCTGATGTTAGATAATCAAATGGGTACTCTTAAAAGGGACAATATGGTCCAATACCTCAAGAATATTGGATACACGTTCGGTAGATTCGATGGTAAATATATCTACTATGTATGCGATAATGGTCACTCAGTTTCTATTGGAATCACATCCTTCCCCAACAGGAAGGGTAGCATATCAAAAGGTAAGAACTTTACAATGTGTAACCAGTGTGATAATGATATCAGAAATGAGCAAAATAGAAAAGATTTAGCGGAAAAGGTACCTCACCACTACGTATTAAAGTATGCTGATGGTGGGCACGACATAGATTATATTTGTGGTAACTGTGGTAGTGAATGTCACAGTAACAAACCATCTTTATTGAGAGGCAGTAAACATTGTCTTTCGTGTCAGAATGATAGTCGAAGGTTGAATCAAGACGACGTAGCAAAGATAATCGCAGAGTATGGTTTAATATTTCAAGATGGATTTGTATACAAGAATAACAAACACCTAAACGTTATATGTATGTGTGATAACGAGTATACCACATCGTTACATGACATCAGACGCGGTCGTCTATGTGCGAAATGTGCCCCAGAGAGAAGGGAGGAAACGTGTTTAGCTATATACGGAGTTGCTAATCCATTTCAATCTGAGATGGTCAAAGAAAAAATAATGAAAACGAATCGACAAAACCTTGGTGTTGATTATCCACAACAGAATCCCAATGTTCAAAAGAAACGGGAGGAAACTTGTATGAAAAGGCATGGAAGTAAGTATGTTTTCACACAGGAATGGGTAAGAAGACGAGGAAGAGAAACCATGCTAAGAAAGTATGGAAGTGAATGTTTCCTTTGGACAAGGGAATTCAGGGAAAAGATGATTGATTTGTATGGAACCATATATATTACTCGAACGGATAGGTATAAGGAGATAATGATAGAAATTTGTGGTGCACCAAGTTATGTAGAATCTGATAAATATAAACATATCATATTGGAAAGGTATGGTGTTAAGAATTATATAGAATCTAAAGATTTTGAAAAAAAGATGCTAGAGAGGTGGGGCGTTGTACATGCTTTACAATGCCCAGAATTGTTTCATAGATGGCTCAAGAGTTGTTATAGAGTGAAGGATTTTACTTTGCCAAAAACTAAGAGAGTAGTTAGATTTATGGGTTACGAGGACATTGCTATCTTACGTATTCTTGGTTGTGAGAATATGTTTCTGAATAGAAACATCACGGAGGATGAGATTTTCACAGATGAAGATGTTCCCAGCTTTGACTATAGAGATGACGATGGTAAGTTTCATAAGTATTACCCCGATATCTATATCAAAGATACTAAGATTATATATGAGGTAAAAAGCACATACACATTTGGCTTAGCTCCCAGAATGAATTATCTTAAATTCAAACAAGTATCCAGAGATGGTTACAAGATGATTGTTCTGATATTTAGTGACAGAAAAACCCTTGCTTCCGAGTGGGTATTTGATGGTGACAATGAAATTGTTGTCACTGGAGAACCAATTCCAGTGTTTGACGAATCAAAAAGTGATATTTAGTTGTATATAGTACAATATATCAAATGACAAAGTTAATATCAGAACATCCAGGATACTTGGTTGCCACCAAAGATCTTAGAACTTTATTCGATCACACAGACTACAAATCAACGTTTGATGATATTGATGTAACAATAACGTCGATGGCATATGGAAATAGTGCTGTTGAAGCAATTGAGTTGTGTGATATTGACAATGCTATTTGTATTCTTGATAGTGGTAATTATACTGATGATGTAGCTGATATATGGAACATTGCAAGCAAGTTAGGGTGTGTTGTGATCCTCGTATGGTTGCACGAGAATGGTTTCGACGGGAAATGTACCACAGACGCTATGAATTGTGCCGCTTTTAATGGTAATATATGTTCTCTCATGTTTTTACACGAGACTGGGCATGGGTGTACAACGGATGCTATGGATTGCGCTGCAATGAACGGTCACCTTGATATTCTCAAATGGTTACACAAGTATCGAACGGAAGGGTGTACTGATCAGGCTATGTGTTGGGCTGCTTCTAATGGTTACTTTGACATTGTTAAATGGTTATATAAACACAGACCTGGTGAGTATGATATTGAACGCGCATTGAAAGATGCGATCTCAAGCAGACATACAGATATTGCTAAATGGCTACGTAAGCGCATGTAAAAGTGATTTTTATTTATAATCTATATTGGATTATAAATGACTACAAATACACATACAATCTGCAAACAGTTGATTGGAATTGAACGTGCTTCTAACTTCAAAGACCTTCTAAGACTAGGACAAGCTCAGCTTCAGGCATTCAAGGATGGTAAAACCGATCTAAATGTTACGGGTATTGAAGATCGATTATCAGGTGTGTATCTAGATCAGATGATTATTCTTAACAAGTACGTGTACACAATATACTCGACTAATTTCTATGATTCTGCACTTTCAATCGAGTTTGTGTTACCGCTTTCACTTGCCAAGTCACTAACAGCTCTTCTTAAGCCTCGATACTGGTATACAATTGTAGAGAAAAATATACTCCATGATATTTATATCCACAAGGTTCGTCATGCTACAGGAGCAGTGTTGAGCTATGTAAAGGTTGAAGATGCACATGCGAAAAGACACATGGCACGCACATTTGAGGATTTTCTTAACCATAAAGGGTGGTATGAATATGATGGGTGTTACTGGTTATATAATTCTTGTTACTTTCATTATAGTGAAGATGAGATTCGAGAGGATATGAAGAAGGATCCAGTTGTAATTGAACCGATTAGTCTTGGTTACTGTGACCCGATATTAATATCGGGACCTGATCCTCTGGTAACAATGACAGTCGAGGATCCGGATGTGAATAGGAAGGATTTATATGCTGTTCTTATTGAATATCTTCAAAGTCTATAGGTCTTCCATTACTTAAAGTTAACCACGTTGATATCAATATGGTTAATTCTTACGAATCGTTGGAAACATTATACCCGATTCTTGGTGATATTATGAATCAAATTATATTCTATGCATATGAACCAATATATGGCGCTGAGACTGGTGATGTGAGAATACTTGAATGCACACTTTCACAGGTACAGATAGATTGCATATTGGAAACACTTCTTCTAGTTTCCGCTTCAAATGGTCATCTTGAGACAACTAGGTATCTTGTTGAACACAATGAAGTAAGTAGGTGTATGTTGTATAGCGCGTCCAATGCTGCTGCAAAACGTGGTCACTTTAACATTGTTGAGTTCTTACTCGACAACGAAATATGGTACACAAAACTACATGCGTATTATGCACTGAAGCACGGTAGATGGGACGTGTTTTCACACTATGAGAGTTTCGAATACGAGCGGTACGGTCCATTAGAGTTTTATGGTCATGCAATATTATGGGCTGCTAAAGGTGGACACCATAATTATGTTAAGAAGTTATTAGAACGTTATTATGAGGTTTGTGAATACAATAATAGTAATGAAACATATGATTCGACAGATGCAATGTTTTATCTCGTGAAACATGGATGTAACTATAAAGATATTGAATATATAGTTCGCAATACGCATATGAATCTGGAGCTTGTTGTCATGTGGGCATATATATTTAATCCGCCGTTAGTAAAGAACCTACTTGAAAACCTACTTAAGAACATGGATCAGCTTGATATTAATGGTAAAAAACGCATGAAACAAATAAAAATGAAAATCTTGAGACAGATACAATAGAATTTCATCAATGAGATCTGTTTTGTCGAAGAAAAACACCATCAAGGATGGTAACATTGTTTATTCTCTAGGAACAGAGATATATGAACTCTCGTGGTGTGGAGAATATACTATCGGAGAATCATGGGTTCGTGGAACTGGTGTTTGGTTAAAGGAGAATGCAGGTACATTATTTGTTAAAACAAGCTCAGATTTAAGAATACGACCAACTTGGCAATTTTATAGCCAAGAACTAATGGTAAAATCAAGTCCTTCTTCACACTACGAATGTGATTTTACCATTCGAGCTGAAACTCCCATTAAAATCGCCAAGGCATTGCCAAAAAGTTTTGATAGACAAGCGGCTGCTGAAATCGAAATTAGACGCAGACGCTTACATGATAAGAACGATTTTGAAGACATGACTACCAATGATGAAAATGAGTGCATACTGAATCAAGTGAAGTTCAAAATTCCTACCAGGCTTGGTCCTAGTCAAAAACAATACTATGTGGAAAAGGATGAAGTCGACAAGTACACTATTATTTATAGAGATGCTTACGAACACGTTATTCGTGAGTTAACCGATGTAGAGTTGTGGGGTAAAAATCACGGTGTAAAATTTATGTGGGTTTGATTTAGTTGACCAAATAATATAATGTTTATATTCGTCAATATAAACATTATAAGTATAAAAATGAATAATTTCTTGAATATACAGAGTGTTTGATGACAATGTCAAAGTTTGTAAAATTTGTGTGCCAGGATAATGAGCTTCAACTTACCGACCATCAGGTAAAAATCTTGTGCCGTGTAAGTGACTTTTTCAAGGTAATGTTTAGTGATAGATGGTTATCGACTGATATTCATTTACCAGAAATTTGTGTATCGGATGTAAAGGAGTTGTTGGACGTGATAAATAATAGGGGTATTTGTGGTACAAAAAAATATAATGTTAAACTTGAGTTTCTTGCAAGGTACCTTGGAGTAAATGGAATACTAAAGATGGTCTCGACCACGGTAACTGATTTATTTGTTCTTACAGACACTGATTATAACATTCGTACATGCGAGCTAGCATTTCTTCAAACAGGACTTGGGTCTGGTATTGAATGCATAAGTGATTTCCACTGGTATAACCCTCACTCAAAGGACTCAAAGGACTCAAACTTGAAGGTTAAACCTTCTTTGAAAGGAGGAAAGAAGGCTAGAATGTATGTTGAGAAGGTTGATGGTTGTGATTATTATACATGTGGTAAGCCAAAATGTTCATTCGATATATGTAAGGATATAAGTGAGTTTAGAGATACGTTTAAGGATATACTCGACATAATTCCTTTTGAGTTATATCCAGGTAAGATTATAATTGCAGGTGGTTCTGTCCTTGCAGCAATAACTGGATGCGAATACAATGATATTGATGTATTCTTTGTTGATTGTACACCAGAAGAAGCAACTGAAATAATTATCGAAGTATCAAAGAGGTATGAGGAGAAACACGGTAAGACGTTCTACATGAGAACTTCAAATGCTATAACAATGTATCCAACACGGGATAATACGTTTTTCAAGACTAAACCATTACAGTTTATATTGAGAATAAGACCGAGTATTGCACATATCATTGCTAATTTCGATATTGATTCGTGTTGCTGTGCATATGATGGTACCAATGTCTGGGCAATGCCTCGATTTATTCGAAGTGTGAATTGTGGTTACAATATTGCTGATCCCATACGGTACACGAAATCGTATGCTAATAGACTTGTCAAGTATGTTTCAAGAGGATTTGCAATAGCATTGCCTGGATATATAAAAAGTAGAGATAAGACCAATATTCGTAACATTGGATTATCCGAGGTAATAAATACGTTTAAGACTGGTATCACAGATGGTTTTATAAATAACTATGGTGAATTAGTTTCTTCTAAAACTCCTGATATTGTCGATAGAGTATTCTTCGATATAGATAAGATTGTAGCTGACAAGGCATTTTCATTGAAAATAAGTGATACCATACTTGGGTCATGTAAAGAGTTTATAGAAATGTATATTTCACAAGTAGATCATATTCTGAGATGGTCAGATAATTGTCGTCAATATGGAACCGTGTTCGAAACGTCTGTAATGTGTTTTGGTACAGTTATTGATAAGATCTTACATGGTCAATCATATATTGATGATGAATATATTATGCATACTCAAACCATTCATAAATCCACCAAAGTTCTTAGAAACTTCATTAGTTTAACAAAATTCACAATAGGTATTGTTGAATTTAACATGAGTGATAAATATCCTACTGAATATGACAATTGGTACGATATGTACAAGCATTCTAAAAATGAAAAATGTGCCTATAAAACACCATAAAAATCAAATGGAAATTCTTAACATCATCTTTAACCGGAAACGTAACGTGTATCTGGAAGGTCCAGGTGGAACTGGTAAAAGCACAATTCTAAAACATATTTATGAACATGCTAAAGCCAAGGGTATATCAGTAGCAATGACTGCAGCCACGGGCTGTGCTGCAGTCAACGTTAATGGACAGACACTACACAGGTGGGCTGGTATATTACTCGGCAAAGGATCACCAGAAGAGTTAGTTAGAATCATAAGAAAGAATCCAAATAATGTTGAAAGGTGGAGAAAAACCAAGTTACTCTTGATAGACGAGATAAGTATGGTTGGTGGAAGTTTATTGGACAAGCTTGATTGTGTAGCAAGAAGTATACGCAGAGTACCTGAAACATTTGGAGGAATGCAGCTTGTTGTATCAGGTGACTTTTTACAGCTCCAACCAATCAAGGATGTCTTTGCTTTTAAGAGTAGAGTATGGTCTGAGCTTAATTTTCATGTTGAGCATTTTTCATATCCATATAGATATCCAGATAAGGATTTCTTTGAGCTATTACAGAGAGCCAAGTTTGGTGAGCTTACAGATATAGATATTGATACCTTGAAGAGTAGGATGGGAAAGTATAAAGATAGTGATATAAAACCAACTGTACTTCATTCACTAAACATTGATGTTGATGAAGCAAATATGAAGGAGCTCGTGAAGCTTCCGCCACCAACATACAAGTATCAGGCTACAGATAATGTACCAGCTAGTATAAGAACAGATGGTACAATAAAGTGTCTTGATAACATGGTTCAACAAATTTTGGTATTTAGAAATGGTGCTCAGGTTATGTTAATTGTCAATACTGACGATGAGGTTGGATTGGTAAATGGTTCGAGAGGTGTGATACTTGGATGCGAGTCGGATGGTATTAATGTTAAGTTTAAGAGCGGTACCTTTTTCATTGGGAAACACGAATTCGCACTAGAAGTCGAGACTAAAAATGGTAAGAAATCAAAAGCAACCAGAACTCAGATACCGTTAATATTAGCTTATAGTTGTACCTTTCACAAGGTACAGGGTGCAACACTGGACTGTGCTGTTATTAACCTTGGTAAGAGTATCTTTACAAGTGGTATGGGGTATGTTGGGTTATCGAGAATACGTACATTGGATGGATTATATCTAAGTGACTTTGATCCAAGTAAGATTAAACCGAATCAAGAAGCACTCGAGTTTGTAAAGAGTTTAGCCTAAAAATGAATTTAATAAATGATTATTATCATTAACCATTAACCATATCAAATGTCGATAGAAAACATTTCGCGATCTGTTCTCAATTGGATAAAGCGCACGATACATGGTTGTACATTCGAAAGTATTGACATTGATGCATCGATGGTTCTCATAGAGAAAAAATATAAATACGTTCTCAACAAGATTATCATTGACAGTCTTGCCAAACACAAGAGACTACCAAGCTCAAGGGTAATGTACCTAATAGGTGCAGCTGTTGCAGATGTCTATGTCAAGTTTTACGAAGATGAAGAGTATACGTTTATTTTAAACTGGTGTAATTCAAAATATAAATTCACAAGCAATGAATTTATAGACATGGAATGTTGTGTTATGAAAAAGATGAATTATGCGATTTAAACGTTAACGTTTAAATTAAAAATGATTAAATATTGATATCAATAAATATCAATATTTCTCGATGACAATGGATAACACAGATACGATTACTCTGGTTCACAATAACCAGAATTTTCAAGTCCCAAGAAAAGCAGCCTTGATATCTTCATACATCAAGGCTGCTTTAGAATGCGATCCAAGTGCGACTGAGGTACCGGTGCTTCATGAGAATGCGTCTGATTCTCTTGGGTTGGTTGTTAATTATATGAATGAGCGTTATAAACAGAATTACCTGTTTGCGAAACAGTACCCAAGCAAGTATAGTTACTCAAGTGCTGAATATAAAACTCGTGATAGTCTTGAGTGTTTTAGTTTTATGAATAAGATTGGATTTGTAGAGTTTATGAAGTTTGTCGTATTGTCTAGATACATGTTGATTGAACCAATAATCAAGGTTTGTTATCCAAAGAAAATATGTAAGATTCGTCTTTGGTGGGATGCATGTATGCAATACGGGTTATTAAATCTTGCAAAGTGGTTATATGGGCACAATCTATCACATCGGTCTAGATGTGATATTCAAGGCGGCAAGGTACTAGCAGCCAGATATGGTCATTTAGATATTTTGAAGTGGTTGTATGAGAGGGATAATAGACTGGTTGTATTGACTGATTGTGGTAAGACTAATACCAAGGTTAGCTTGATGGACATGGCAGCAACTGGTGGTTACCTTGATGTTATTAAATGGCTTCACGAGAAGAAGGCACCGTGTACACCAATGGCACTTGAGAATGCGGCAATGAATGGTCACCTTGAAATTGTTAAATGGTTATGTTTGAATAGAACTGAAGGTGATTTGAGTAAAGCAATTGAGTGGGCAGCAGATAACGTGAGACAATGGTATTACAATGATAGATAAACAAGTAACACTAAAAATGATTAAATATTGATACCAATATAGTATCAATATCTTTCAAATGTCTTCAAAACTTATTGCAATGCTGAATGTTCTTGGACCGCAGTACCATGGTTGGTTTGGAATTACACCAGAAAATTACTTCTCCGGAATCCCCGATGGATGTGAACAAATGGTAAATGAAGCTGTAGCTAATGGTGACGCTACTATCGATCACGACGAAGAAGGTGAAGGTGTTACTATTACATATGATGAGAAGTATCTAGAAGGACTATCTAAAAAACGTATCATGTATAAGACTGTGATTATCAAGTTCAGTGAGAATAGTTGGAATGGTGTTCCAGATGAATGGTATAATCAAGAATCAAATAAGTGGTGGAAGAAGACCAAGTCAAAACTACTGCCACTAAATACCCGTAAGTATATCAAGATTGTTGAACCGTTTATGGAAGTATCAATATCATCTGTGATCAAAGGTTCACTCATAACCATTGATGATATCCTATTTGCATCTCGTGCTCTCATGGCAGATGCTACTCGCACTATAGATGAAGGTTACAAGGTATTAAGCTCAGATAAAAACGCTGTGCTAATTCTTGAGCCATGTATCGATAACTTTTCAACATAAGTTGTTCCTTTGGTACCAAGTGTTGCTTTATACTTTAAACTATAATAGTTTAAAGTATGATTGATTGTCTTAGACTTCGAATTAGAATTTATATAAGGTAACATTGTTGTGATAAGTCATCTTGAAACGTTCGAATCGATCGCTCAGGTAAATAATGGCATTTTTGAATCTACCCAGGACACTAGAATCACACGGATGACTATTGAGCCATATCTCTTTTACGTTTGGAAAGATACGTTTATTCAACCAATAATAAACAAAGTTTTTATCACATCCATTCATAACCAAGATTTCTACATCTGGAAACTTGGGACCATCATATGGATGTATGTCACCACAATAATTTACAGTCAGCTTCACATATCCCGACATGTTTCCTATACCAAACCATTCTCTTCCTGTGACTGTACACTCTGAATATAAATAATCAACAAGTATACGGTTATTTATCATTGTCCATTCTTGGTTCTTGGAAATTTCGCCCAAGCATTCAACCCATTGATTTCTATTCATGATTTTTCAATACCAACAAACTAGGTTAGTTTTTTCATTTTGTCCTGGAAGTGGTAACAAAAATCAATAACTTGTTGTGCCTCTGTGCTTAATTGACAATAAATATTATCACCAAGGTATGACCATGGTGGAACACTTCGTATGTGCGAATAATTTTGACTATATTCTGTTAGTTTCTCTCGCTGCTCTTGACTTCCTCGTAGGTTTTTGAAAATTAATACAACTAATCCAAGCGTATTAATTTCCTTCTCAATTGCAGATGCATCACGCATAATATTCTCACCCATTGTTACAACATCATCCAGTAACATGGCTGTAGAAATCGTATTTTTTATTGCTGATGGTTCGTCTGGCAATTTATATCCGATATTTCCAGTTTTATGTGTACTGGTTAAAAGCATATGTTCTGTATAAATTTTAACCTTGGCATTAAACAGACTTGTTAATTCTTTCTGTATACTTTTTCTCACAAAATAATCAATCTTCTCACATACTAATAAATTTAAATCTCCTTTACCAACCAGAGCTTTGGGATGTATTATTATACCAAATACTTTTGTTGTTTCAGAACAAATTCCATATCGCTTTAGTATCTCGATTAATTGGACACGTTTCTCATATATTTTCGCCTTACAGATAATCATTTAGTTTGTTAAATAATTATTTAAATCTACCAATGGTATTATGAAAGAACCCACTTTCAGATGATACACTGTTGTATACAAATTCTGTTACTCAGATGAAACCATTTTTTGCATTGTTTGGAAATGAGCTCTATAAAGTATTTTAGAATTTATATTTTGAAAACTACGCGTGCATATGATGGTACCTAATAGATATACCGCTATGTACCTATGTACCTAATAGATATACCGCTATGTACCTATGTACCTAATAGATATACCGCTATGTACCTATGTACCTAATAGATATACCGCTATGTACCTA